TCACTTTACTGTCAAAAAGCAGACAAGTTCAAAATCGTCCAGCCCGTCGATCGTGCTTGCAGCGAGTGAGATTGGTTTCCCCGAAAGAAAGCCATCTATAGAGTCACCCTCATTCAGGTCTACAATGGATTTAACCGCAAAGTATAAAAGGTCGGAGTAATGCCGCATATTACCGCCATCCTTGGTCTCGGCGTTAAACTGGCGGCAAAGGTCGTGATCCGGCGTCGATTTTCCCTTGCACAACTGCCGGAATGCATCAAGCAGCTTCTTTGGCTGTAGGTGGTCGATGTGGATGACCGAACCATCTCGGACGTAAACCATATAGAATGGATGCAGCTGATTTCTGTTCTGTGGATTGATGCTCGCATTGCGATTCTTTAGTATAAATATTGTCCCGTTGGGTGTATCATCGTTTCCTTTAGTGACAGCATGAAGTCCAAATGGGACTTTATCAAGGTTGTCATGATGTTTAACGTATTCGAGCAGATCGAGCCTGAATTCATTCAGCCCCAAATCCATAATTGATACGCCGTTTTGCATTTCTTCAATGTCTACCACTTCATTTTGCAGCTTTTCGAGTTGTGCCTTGCGGTATTCGAGGTCACCACGCTCCTCGGGGTCAATCGGGTTGTCATCGCCTGTTGATGTCATAACCGAGGCCTTCATACGAGTTTCCACGCGTCCCTTTAATTCAAGGTATTTATCGAGGCCGATATTAGGCCAGAAGTTCACAAGCTGAATCTTTTCGTTTCGGCTTCCGATACGGTCTACGCGCCCGAACCTCTGAATAATGCGAACAGGATTCCAATGGATGTCGTAATTGACGCAGAAGTCGGAGTCCTGCAGGTTCTGCCCCTCGGAAATACAATCCGTCGCAATGAGAATGTCAATCTCGGCAGGGTTGTTGGGCATCAGAAGGGCCTTGTCCTTTGAAATCGGCGAAAACAGCGTCAGAATCGTGTTCATATCCGTGCGCTGCAACTTTACGGTCGTCTTTCCGGAAGTTGTACCAGTTATCATGGCCGTGTCAACACCGAACCGCTCCTTAACAAATGGAGCAACTTCATCGTAAAGATAATCCACAGTATCAGAAAACGCCGAAAAGATCAGCACCTTTTTATTGTTCGCATTGAACGGGTGTTGAATCTTATCGGAGATGATTTCAAGCAATTTTTGGAGCTTACTGTCATGTTCAGGCGTGATGTCCCTAATTATCAAGGTCAGTAATTCGAGGGTTTCCGAGTCCTCTTGCAGTTTTTCTCGCCAGGAGACATAGTCCATATCGGAAAGATCAATATCAAGTTTCTTGCCTGTATTTTCAAAAAAGCTGGTATTTGTGTCGTCAACGTCAAACTCGGTATCGCTCAATTCCTGCGTGTTAATGATCTTGCTGTTCCCGCCTGCATAATTATCAATGTCAGTAATTGTACCGTCAATTAATGCCTTTACGCGCTCAAGTGTGATACGGAAAGAATGGACGGAACTCTCAAGACGTTTAAGAAGGTTTATGCACATTAAACGGCGAATACCATTTTCACGGCCGGCACGGTCGATATTTACACTCGGGTCTACATACTTTGCCCGTTTACTGTCAAGAAGGAAGTCAGTCGGAATATAAATGGCGAGGTTCAGCTTCATAAGTTGTTCATAAATCTCGTCATAATCAATAGCGGACGGAAGATCTGTCAGCCTTGGGCGGAGAGCAAGCGGCTTCATCCGCTCTGGAAATTTACCTATTTCTGCGGTATTGTAATACTTTTCTATATGTTTACGCGAACGGGCTATCGTTACGCTGTCAAGCATCGTAAAGAAATCGAAATCCAAAGAACGCAGAAGATTTTCAGTCGTGCGGTCTTCCGGGTCGAGTTTACTCCATTTGTTGAATGCGGTCTGTGCGTTGCGGAAAATAGTGTCAATTGGCTTTGCTGTGTCAAGTTTATCGTTAATCAGCGCAGGATCGCCCTCATATGCGAGTTCCAACTGATGCCGTAGATCAGAAAAGCCATTGTTGACAGGCGTCGCAGAAAGCATAAGTACCTTTGTTTTAATGCCTTTGCGGATAACTTTGTTTAACAACTGCAGATAACGGTTTTCGCGCTTGTCACCACCTCGTCCTGAGTAATCGCCACCATTACGGAAGTTGTGACTCTCATCTATAACGACAAGGTCATAGTTACTCCAGTTAAGTTTGGCGAGGTCAATATGCCCTGACATACCATGATCCCGTGACAAATCTGTATGGTAAAGCACATCATATCTCAGACGGTCTTCAGCTATCGGGTTATTCAGGTAGTTCTCCCTGTATGTATTCCAGTTGTCGCCGAGTTTTTTCGGAGCAAGTACAAGCACATTACGGTTACGGAGTTCGTAATACTTAATAACTGCGAGAGCAGTAAATGTTTTTCCTAACCCGACACTGTCAGCGAGGATACAACCATTGAACTTCTCCAGCTTATTAATAATCGCAAGAACAGCATCCTTCTGGAAAGCATACAGCTTGTTCCAGATTTTTGTTTCCTTAAAGCCAGTCGCCTCGTTCGGCAATACGTCCTCGCTGACATCTTCCAGAAACTCGCTGAAAATATTGTAGATAGCTACAAAATAAACAAATTCGGGAGAATTCTCATTATAAGCCGCTGTAATGCCATCAACGACTTGCTCGGTTACATCCTGTAAAAGGCTCTTATCGTTCCAGATCTGCTCAAACATTTTAACGTACTCGCCAGCAAGAGGGGCATCAATACGGTTGACCAGACTCATTATATTGTTACCGCGTTCACACCCCAGATCCGAGGTTGTGAACGAATTTATTGGCGCATATGCTATCGTTTCGTCCGGTTTAACCACACTCAAAAAACCGCCCATTGCTCCACCGGTTACATTGGAGCGGAAACTGACTTTTTTACGAATCCAATCGGCGCACTCTCTGGCAATTGCCTTCTGATTCAGTTCGTTGCGGAGCTTTACTTCGAATTCCGTTCCGTAAAGAGAACGCTCACGATCCAGTCGGGGGATATAAAACTCCCGCTTTTCTTTTGGTGCTTTTTCCTGCAGGAACGTCGGCGAGGTGAATACGAAGCGTAACTCGTCGATTCCATCAAGCTGCTTTTTAAGAGCTTGATAGGCATATATAGAAAAACAGGCAGCAGCTATCGAAAGTTTATCACCTTTCGACACTGTCGCCGCCAAATCGTCCTTGACGGTATTATTCACGTTGTCGAGAATTTGCATACATTTCCCCTCGCTTACAATGGTTTTCTTTTATTTACTCAATTTCTGCACTTTTTCCGCTGTCTACCCACTCATCCACTTCAGATATTTTAAACTTGTATTGTTTGCCAATACGACGAAACGGTATTACATCTTTTTTAATCCAAATTCGGATTGTATCCTTGCTTACGCCGAGATGTTCCGCTATCTCCTCAAGGCTTGACCATTTTTCGGGTTCGTTAGACATTAATTGTTCCTCCTCTTGGATTACCTTTGCAAACTGCATTATAGTATAACATATTTCATAAATAATAAACGATTTATATTGAATTGATAGGAATTAGCTTGATTTATTGTTAGATCTAAGGTAAGCTATCTAATTTCTTTTCCATATTTTATAGCATAATCCCTTTCGATGTTTTTTATGGCTGAACGAAATTTTATACGCATACTTCCCAAAGCCCCATTAGGAGAATTATCAAACCATTCGCAACCTTGAGCGGCAAGGATGATAAAGTCGTGTCCATCAGAAGTTCCGACTTTATCAAGGTAATTGTTACAAGCATCAAGCATTTCCCGTATCGGCTGCAACTCTATATCGGTAAGCCGCTTGCCTCGTATACTGGCTGTTAGTGTCTGTTTCATTTCAAGCACAGATGAAATACAATGTTCTCTCTGTTCTACTGCACCGGGGTTAAATAATACGCGTTTTGATTCAAGATAAATAAACAGGTCACGGTAAAAATCTTTCGCCGTGGACTTACACTCATTTGATGTCCCGCCAATGATATTCCCGTTCATAGTGCTTATATTGATAACCGTTTGTCCTCTAGTATCGCCATAGTCTATAACTCTCTTGTATTTACTGCTGCCCATAATATGAAAACCTCCATCCATTCAGTTGAATAAATCAAAAAGACTGTCTCCTGATGGTGTCTGCTTGTCCTGTAATTTCTCAAGGTATTCACGCATCTGGTCATACTCTTCCTTCAGTCTAAAGCTCTCATTATCGAGACATTTCAACAATTCTGCATACTCTATCGGGTCTTTACGAACAGACTTCACCTCAAACTCATATGACCAGCCAACGGTATCGGGGGTTCCATATTCATTTTCATAATCCCAACCCACATCTTCTTTGTTAATGAGTTTGTCACTTTCGTCTTCATCGGTTACATGGACGTATTCAGCCGTAACTAATGAATCATAATGCGGGAAGTTGTTGCAATCAACACTTCCGTACCAATTAAGCTGTTTTATAAAGTTATAAATGTACGACTGAGGGTCATTGGAGATAAAATCATCAGTTTCACCTTTTTCATAACAAAGGCTGGGATATAACGTTTCTAGGAAAGTCCAGTATCCTTCTTCATTATCGCAACGCTCATAAAGGCTAGTCAGATACGGAAGAAATATGTACTCTTCAACTTTATCAGGAATCATATCATACAGCATATTGAATGTCTTATCGCCATACATTCTGCTATGTCTATTTTCAAAAAAGTCACCGATGCTTTCGAGGTTTTTGTCTTTCTGCTTTGAAAAATACAAGGCGCAAAAATATTCCTGAAAAGAGCGATGAGTAAAGTGGTACTTGCCACTCTCAAAGTACATGAGACACATATTCGAGCAAAGGTCGTAAAGATAATCACTGGCCGTTGTGGTTCTATCATTCGCCTTTTCTCGCTCTTTCAAGACGTTGTAATATTTGGAAAACTCATCTTCAGTCATTTCAAATTTCTCATCGTGATAGGAACGGGAGCAGAGTTCTGCAAAGTAGTCAGCAAACTTATCCGCCGTAAGCCCCGTTTTCAAAGTGCGTTTATATGCGCCCTTACTCGCGTCGTGTTTTACGGATAGTGCGGCAAATGCCTCTCTGTAGAACAGGTGCATCTTTGAAGGGACCTCGGCGTACTGCTCGAAAGTCAGCAGCATTATCGTCAGCAGCAAAGGATTCTGGATAAATGTGTAATGTGTGCTGTACAAGCTTTCATTAAGGGCGGTGCGGAACTTTTCCTTAATAATAGGCTCATCTGGTCTGAACTCTAGGTTGTCGATGAGCATTAGTGCCTGTTGTTTTGAAAATGGTTTCAGCTGCAGCACAGTAAACCGGGAATACGAAATAAAAGTCTGATAGGGACGGGACGAAATCACGAAACAATTTTCGGGATATTTGTCTGTAAAAGTCTCCAATTCTCGTTCAAACTGCTTCGCATATGTTGAGCCTATTTCGTCAAGCCCATCAAACAGGAGTAGGCATTTGCCCTTCTCAAGCACCTCATCGAACTGCTCTTCTGTAATACTCCCGCATAGACTTGTTATTTTTGAAAACACATAATCGAAAAGGCTGTCGACGTTTTCATCAAAATCTTTAAGAGGAATAAACACAGGAATGATTAGCATTTCTGTATAATTCTCTATAGAGTTTAATAGCAAATGGCGCATCATCATTGATTTGCCAAGACCTCCGGTTCCAGCAAGAATAACAAACCGAGAACACTCAGTAAGCGACTTGACAGTAACATTTCCAATTGTAGCAATTCGGTACGAACTTCCAAATTTACTTGGTACAGGAATCCTGCGTTCAATGTCATTACAAACATAAAAATCATAAAATGGCTTCGGCTGGTCGCTGTAAAGAAGCGTTTTAATCGTGCTGTACTTCTCTTTGGCCTTTTTAAGGTAAAGCTCGAAGTTAGGTTTGGATTTTGTTGCGTTCGGCTCAGTGGATTCGTCCAAGACATTCCTAAAAAACAGGTAGGTGTCAGTTTCTTTTATTATTCTGCCAAACACATCAGCAGCGTTATCGACTGGTAGATTGTCGCTGCGCCGAATCATGATTTCCTCCCAGTCTTTATATAAACTGGTGATGTTATTAATAAATGTCTTTAGTTCGCCGGTGGCGTCGCTTTGCGCCCGACCATATCGAACCGTATCTTGAAGAGCAAGATTGAACTCTTGCCACTCATCTTTCGAAGCCTGTCTCGTCGCATTCTTTCCGAGCGTGTCAACAATTCCTTTCATTATCCCATCTAAATCGTTAACTTGCTGGTCAAATGTACATAAAGCTACAGTATTAACCGACTCACCCTTTTTGTCGGGCGTTCCGATGTTACCCGTCATATTTTGAATGTTGATAATCGTCTGGTTACCGACGTTGGCGTGATTATCCACATTACCCACACCGCGTTTGCTCATAGATTTATATCTCCATTCATAGTTTCAATTGAAATAAATTTCTGATTTTGGACCGTCCCATAATTATTGACGGTTATCCGCTTAGGGTCAGCGTTAATTGGCTGTGGATCAGAAGTGTTTGAAACTTCTGATGAAACTTTGCTTGCTGCTTCTCCAGCGGCGGTTTCCATGGTTTCTCGGTCTATATCTCCAGCATCAGCTATTTGCGTGACATTGATTGTCCTGGTAATAGCATCTCCTAACTTTCCCTCATACTTTCGCTCAGCCCCATCTCTTGGCGGACATAACAGGTCAAAAGTTGATTTTCCTGCCTTATTGTCATTTCTGTTTGCGATAATAAAATGCCACACTCCCAGCAGAAATGACTGCAAGCAGAAGTCGTTCATTTTTCGGAGATTTGCTTTCATTATGCCTTGTCCACTCTCTCCTATATAAAACACCTGGGTGTCGTTGATGCTAAGATCGACGTCTATTATTTCAAGAAGAGCTTTTACAAGTCGTTCATCCTTCTTTACGCTTGTACCTGAGTCAATAAAGCCTACAATAAAATCGGACATCGCTGCAAGAGCACTACGGTATTCTGTTTTAACACGACTATCAAATGCTGAAACCACAGCTGAATCATTAAACGGCAAGTATACGCTTTGGGATATTTTGCACGACTTATAATCCGAAGTGTTTCCTTTGAAAGTGGCTTTTGTTGTGACTGTCGGTTCTTTATAATCGGGAATAACAACCTTTAATAAGGCAACCAGCATTTCTGGATCAGACAACCCGTCGCTATCACCTCTATAGTGTTCTCTGACTCCTTTTCGCGGCTTTCTTGCCTGCAGCAGAAGGGTGAAAAAAATCCCGCCGCAGAGCCGCTGATTTTCGTTCTTTGTCATTGATTTTCCTCCACCAGATTTACTAACATAACTAACGCTAATATCTTAACTAACCATAGCAGGCTAACTTAACAAACTATTAGATGCTCCTGTGAGAAATCGCAGGAGCGTTTTTTATTGCCTTCAGAATGGTGTGTTTGGTGAGTTTATTTCTTAAACAATTCATATCAAATCACACTAAATCATTTTATCACACATTAACTCAAAATTCAATAATGTAATGGTAAATTTTACATCAGACAACAAATTTCCTCCCTGCGATTGCTCACGCAATTCAAATCACAGGAGGAAATATAATGAAAAACCAAGCAAATCAAAGCCCCGACCGCGAGTACAAGGTCTACATCCCCAGCACCCACCAGTTCGTCCCAGTGACGAAGGATTTTTACTACGAGTACTACCGTCCGATCTGGTGCATCCAAAAAGAAGCCCAGAAACATGGCCAGTGTATGTGTCCCAGAAGCAAGCTGTGGCGTTGCGACGGCTGCTGCCTCGACTGCCCGTATCACATCTCCGGAAACGAATGGTCGCTGGAATATGAGCAGGAGCTCATGGGGGACAAGCGTGAAGACCCTAGCGCTGATATCGAATCCATCGTAACCGACAAAATCGTACTGGAGCAGCTTTTTAAGCGGCTGGACGAGCTCTTTCCAGAAGCCCGTCGCATAGGTGAGCTTCGCATGGAGGGTATCTCGGACCGCGACATCGCCGACCTTGTAGGAATACCCCGCAGCACCTTCAGGTCGCGCCTTGAAAAGGTTGAAGCCTTGCTCCGTGAGGAGTACGGCGACATCATCTAATTACAGAAATCTCCGGCCGCCCAAATACGGTGGTCGGAGATTTTTCCAAAAAGTTTTTCAGATTTTCGTCCAAACAGGCCTTTTCGTTCCAGTGAGTTGTGAAAGCGATACACAACCGGCTTTCAGAACGGAGGTGAAACGAATGTATCAGTCCCAAACAAAATCCCAGAGCTGCACTGCGGACGAAGAACTCGTCGATGTTCTCACCGCAATCAGCGTCGTGTCCATGCGACTGGCAAGAAAACTGACCTTGCTGTCCACACAGAGTCAATCTACGGAAGGAGGAAAAACAGATGAGCAAAATGAGCGAAATGGCCGCAACCATCGAGGACCTGCGCAGTGCCGCTGCCGCTATTAATGAAGCCGCCAATTGGCTTGAAGAGCAGTTCAGCGGCGACGAACCTGTACCTGAAGAAACAGTTTCCTCCGAGCCTGTACTTACGCTTGAAGCGGTCAGAGCAGTCCTTGCGGACAAGTCCCGTGCGGGTTTCACCGCTCAGATTCGCTCTCTGCTCCAGAAGTACGGTGCCAATAAGTTATCTGAAATTGACCCTACCCGGTATGGGGGGTTACTTGCCGATGTGGAGGGACTGAACGATGCCACCTAAAGGACACGCACTTCTCTCCGCCTCCAGCTCCGAGCGTTGGTTACATTGTCCTCCTTCAGCTCGCCTCTGCGAGAGCTATGACGACAAGGGCAGCGATTACGCCGCCGAAGGCACCGACGCCCATACGCTCTGTGAATATAAGCTTCGACAGGTGCTGGGTATGGAGGCCGAAGACCCAACCGAAAACCTCACCTGGTTCAATGAGGAAATGGCCGACTGCGCCACCGGCTATGCCACCTATGTTCTCGAACAGGTGGAGGCTGCTAAGCAAACCTGCGCCGATCCTGTTGTCATGATCGAGCAGCGTGTAGACTTCTCCCGCTGGGTAGCGTCCGGCTTCGGTACCGCAGATTGCCTTATCATTGCAGACGGCACCCTGAAAATCATCGACTACAAGCATGGGCGCGGAATCATGGTCGATGCAACGGAAAACCCGCAAATGCAGTGCTACGCCCTCGGTGCTCTGGAACTGTTCGACGGAATTTACGACATTGATATCGTTCACGTGACCATTTATCAGCCACGCCGCGATAACATCAGCACATACGAGCTCTCGAAAGATGAGCTTTACCGCTGGGCAGATGAGGTACTAAAACCTACAGCCGACCTTGCTTTCGCTGGTGATGGAAACTTCCTCTGCGGCGAATGGTGTGGCTTCTGTAAGGCAAAGCACGACTGCCGTGCTAGAGCTGATGCCAATATGGAGCTTGCCCGTTATGACTTCAAGCTGCCGCCGCTGCTTACAGACGAGGACATTGAAGATATCCTCTCAAAGGTCGATGACCTTGTCGCTTGGGCGGCGGACATCAAGGAATACGCATTGCAACAGGCAATCAGCGGTAAAGACTGGACCGGATATAAGCTGGTCGAAGGCCGCTCCAACCGCAGATACACCAATGAGACGGTAGTTGCCAACGCAGTCAGCCGGGCTGGCTTTGACCCATACGAACGCAAGATTCTCGGTGTCACTGCTATGCAGAAGCTGCTCGGTAAATCCCGCTTTGATGAACTTCTCGCAGCCTACATTGAAAAGCCGCAAGGTAAACCCACTCTCGTGCCGGAGAGCGATAAGCGCCCGGCCATGAACACAGCCAAAAATGATTTTATGGAGGAAAACGATTATGAATAACAACATAAACAAAGTAAACAACCCGATGAAGGTTATTACAGGCCCCGACACACGCTGGAGTTATGCGAATGTATGGGAAGCCAAGAGTATAAACGGCGGTACGCCAAAGTTCTCTGTCAGCCTTATCGTTCCCAAGTCTGACTCAAAGACCGTCGCCAAGATCAGGGCTGCAATCGAAGCTGCATACCACGACGGCGAGTCTAAACTCAAAGGCAACGGCAAGTCTGTGCCTCCGATGGCAGCACTCAAAATTCCTCTCAGGGACGGAGATTCTGAGCGTCCTGACGATCCTGCTTATGCCAACGCTTACTTCATCAACGCAAACTCTGCCACTGCTCCCGGTATTGTCGATGCTGACCGCAATCCCATTCTGACCCGCTCCGAGGTTTACTCCGGCGTGTACGGCAGGGCAAGCATCAGCTTCTATGCCTTCAATAGCAATGGAAACAAGGGTATCGCATGTGGCTTGAACAACTTGCAGAAGGTACGCGATGGCGAGCCTCTCGGCGGCAAGACCAGTGCTGAGTCCGATTTCGCAACCGACGATGATGACGATTTTCTGAACTGAGAAAGAAAGGGTGAAAAGCTATGACAACCTTACAAACCATCTTGTTGACCGTCCTTATTGCCATCTGGCTCTGCTTCAGCATTGTATTCCTGATCAATGCGATTCAGAGTGCAGTGTATGACCGCAAGCGTGAAAAGCGTGAAAAGGAACAGGCCGCTCGTGACCTTGAGTATCACGAAAAGCGCATGAATGATTTCAAGTAAAGCAACTGGAACGGGCGGCAGAGAGGCTCTTTGCCGCCTTGTTTCTGTAAAGGACGGTTGATTATGAAAACACTCAGTATAGATATCGAAACATATAGCAGTACACCACTTGCAAAATGTGGCGTCTATAAATACGCCGAAGCGCCGGACTTTGAAATTCTGCTGTTCGGTTATTCTGTGGACGGCGACCCCGTTCAAGTCGTTGACCTTGCCTGCGGCGAGAAAATACCGCCAGAAGTGATAGACACGCTCATGGATGAAACGGTGACTAAATGGGCCTTTAACGCCAACTTCGAACGGGTCTGCCTGTCTCGCTTTCTTGGACTGCCGACCGGCGAGTATCTCGACCCTGTTTCATGGAAGTGCTCGATGGTATGGGCTGCGACAATGGGACTGCCGCTTTCACTGGAAGGCGTCGGATCGGTGCTTAAGCTGGATAAGCAGAAGCTCACCGAGGGCAAAGACCTCATTAAATACTTCTGCCAGCCTTGTGCTCCGACGAAATCCAACGGTCAGCGCTCCCGAAATTACCTGTACCACGCGCCGGACAAGTGGTCGGCGTTCAAAAAATATAACGCCCGCGATGTTGAAACGGAGATGTCTATTCAAGAAAAGCTTGCCATGTTTGCGGTGTCGGATAGCGTCTGGGATGAATATCGCCTTGACCAAGAGATAAACGACCGAGGTGTGGCTCTTGATATGACACTGGTGCAGGAGGCCATTGCTATGGACGGTCGCTCCCGTTCTGAGCTCACCACTGCCATGAAATCGCTGACCGAGCTAGATAACCCAAATTCGGTTCAGCAAATGAAGCAGTGGCTTGCTGACAACGGCATGGAAACCGATACACTCGGTAAAAAAGCTGTTGTCGAGTTACTCAAAACTGCACCACCGGATCTTGCTAATGTTCTATCCCTACGGCAGCAACTTGCCAAGTCATCGGTACGAAAGTATCAGGCAATGCAAAACGCAGTCTGCTCCGATAGTCGCGCCCGTGGGATGTTTCAGTTTTATGGAGCCAATCGCACAGGACGCTGGGCAGGCAGGCTCATACAGATGCAAAACCTGCCGCAGAACCATTTGGAGGATTTAGCTGAAGCTCGCGCCCTTGTTCGCTGCGGCGACTTCGATGCGCTGGAAATGCTCTACGAAGATGTGCCGGACACGCTGTCGCAGCTCATTCGCACAGCATTTGTTCCAAGAACCGATGCAAAGTTCATCGTTTCCGACTTCAGCGCCATCGAAGCCCGAGTGATCGCATGGCTCGCCGGTGAACAGTGGCGGCAGGACGTGTTTGCCAAAGGCGGCGACATCTACTGCGCCTCAGCCAGTCAGATGTTCAAGGTGCCGGTTGAAAAACACGGCGTCAACGGTCAACTGCGACAAAAAGGTAAAATTGCCGAACTTGCCCTCGGTTATGGTGGCTCGGTCGGTGCGCTCAAGGCAATGGGTGCTCTTGAAATGGGACTTGCTGAAGATGAGCTCCCTCCGCTCGTTGATGCATGGCGGCAGTCCAATCCGCGCATCGTGAAATTCTGGTGGGACGTTGACCGCGCCGCGATGGAAGCCGTTCGTCACAAGCATACCAATGAAACCCACGGCATCGTTTTTACCTGCCGGAGCGGGATGCTGTTCATCACACTTCCGTCTGGTAGGCAGCTTGCCTATGTAAAGCCGCGCATCGGCGAGAACAAGTTCGGCGGCAGTTGCATTACTTACGAAGGTGTCGGCGGTACAAAAAAGTGGGAACGGCTGGATTCTTATGGACCGAAATTTGTGGAAAACATCGTTCAAGCCACGGCCCGCGACATACTTTGTTACGCCATGCAGACGCTCCGGTGCTGTTCCATTGTCATGCATATCCACGACGAAGTAGTAATCGAAGCCGATACGCACATGTCGCTGGATGCTGTCTGCCAGCAGATGGGTCGAACACCGCCATGGGCAAAAGGCCTGCTGCTCCGTGCCGATGGCTACGAGACAGATTTTTATAAAAAAGATTAAAGGGGTTTCGTCCAAAGTGGGCTTTTTGTTCCAGTGAGATTTAGAGGCGGGCAAAAAGTCCGCCGTGAAAGGAGTGTTCCTAATGAGTATAGACAAATACAACAGTGAGGGCTATTACGACCCAACTGCCTATGAAGCAATGTCCATTATTGAAAAAGAGGAACGGGCGCTTCGAGCATTCCGGCCTATCATATATATTTGCTCTCCATTTTCAGGAGATGTGGAAGGTAACGTGAAGGCCGCGCAGGGCTACAGCCGATATGCCGTGGACAATGGCTACATTCCAGTCGCACCGCACCTGCTGTTCCCACAGTTTCTAAACGATGATAATCCCGCCGAGCGCCAGCTTGGGTTGTTCTTCGGAAACGCCCTGATGAGCAAATGCTCAGAGGTATGGGTGTTCGGCAGCATTATCTCGGCCGGTATGGAGGCTGAAATCAAAAGAGCCAAGTGGAAGAACTACCGTTTGCGTTACTTTACCGAAAACTGCGAGGAGGTGCAGGTTTGATGTTCACCATTTATCATTCCGATTTTATCGGCAACCCCGGCAATTGCTCCTATCCTCACAAGGTGGAAATTACCGATTCAGCATCGCTGGCCGCTGCGGTCGGTCGAGACTATGTGTGCGCAGAGTACAAAAACAACTATCGAAACGGCGATAACTTCATGGGCAGCGACTGCCTGCCGGTGGACTGTGATAACGACCACTCGGAAAACCCTGAAGATTGGATGCTGCCAGCCGATGTTATGGAGGCATTTCCCGGCGTGACCTTTGCCGTTCACTATAGCCGGTCCAATATGTGCGAAAAGAACGGTAAACCCGCTCGGCCGAAGTTTCACGTTCTTTTTCCCATCGACCACATAGCAGACGCAACTTGCTACAGCGATATGAAGAAGCTGGCCAACGCCATATTCCCGTATTTTGACACCAAGGCACTGGATGCCGCTCGTTTTTTCTTCGGTACCAATTCGCCGGATGTGGAGATTTACGGAGGCAGCATGAACTTAAGCGAGTTTTTGGAAGGCGATGATTTCGATGCGGATATGACCAGTGGCTTTCGTGCCAATCAGGTCATTCCGGAAGGAAGCCGTAACGCCACCATGTCCCGCTTCGCCGGTCGCGTCATTAAAAAGTATGGTGATGGTGATGCCTCTTACCAGTGCTTTTTGGAAGAAGCCGCAAAATGTTCTCCACCGCTTGGGGAGCAGGAGCTATTTACCATATGGCACAGCGCCCAGCGCTTCTTTGCAAAGGTTCAACAGCAGGACGGATATGTGCCACCGGAAGTGTATAACGACCCGGCGTCATATAAACCCGGCGATTACTCCGACGTCGGACAGGCGGAAGTGCTGGCAAAATACTTCTCCGGCGAATTGCGCTACTCTCCGGCTACGCACTTCATCCGCTATAACGAGCACTATTGGCAGGAAAGTGAGCCCGGCGCACAGGCCGTCGCCCATGAGCTTACCCGTCGCCAGCTCACGGAAGCCACGAAATACCTACAATCGGCGATGAAACTGCTGACGGAAAACGGTGGTCAGGAAATCGTCGAGAATACCTCCAAGGCGAAGGCTGAGTCCCTTATGAACGACGCGCAGCTTGAAACATATCGGGATTTTCTTGCGGCCAAAGCATATCAGTCCTTTGCCACTCGCCGCCGGGATTCCAAAAATATCACCGCAACGCTGAAGGAGTCTCATCCCATGCTGGAGATCTCGCCGCGTGACCTTGATGCCGACTGCTTTCTACTGTGCACGCCTGCTGCTACTTACGATTTGAGAAAAGGCATGGCCGGAGCCAGAGAACATTCGCCGGAGGATTTTATCACCAAAATGACCTCGGTCTCACCCAGCGATAAAGGCAAACAACTCTGGCTGGACAGCCTGAATCTCATCTTCTGTGGTAATCAGGAGCTAATTAACTATGTGCAGATGATTTGCGGTCTCGCTGCTATCGGTAAGGTTTATGTGGAAGCTCTGATTATTGCCTATGGCGGCGGGCGCAACGGCAAGTCCACGTTCTGGAACGCCGTTTCCCGCGTGCTCGGTCTCTATAGCGGCAATATCTCCGCCGATACGCTGACAGTCGGATGCCGCCGCAATATTAAGCCAGAAATGGCCGAGGTCAAGGGCAAGCGACTGCTCATTGCGGCTGAAATGCAGGAAGGCGCAAGGCTTAACGATTCTACTGTCAAGCAGCTTTGCTCCACAGATGATGTTTTTGCCGAGAAAAAGTACAAGGACCCCTTCAGCTTCACGCCCTGTCACACGCTGGTCCTCTATACCAACCACCTGCCAAAGGTCAGTGCCTCCGATGACGGTATCTGGCGCAGGCTGATTGTCATTCCATTTGATGCCAAGATTGAAGGCAGCAGCGATATCAAGAACTATGGCGAGTACCTTTATCAGAACGCCGGTGAAAGCATTCTCGCTTGGATTATTGATGGTGCCAAAAAAGTCATTGCGCTGGATTACAAAATCCCGGTACCGGAATGTGTGCAGAAAGCCATTGCGGAGTACCGGGCGCAAAACGACTGGTTTGGCCATTTCCTTGAGGATAAATGTGAGCTTGGTGCCAGTTTCCGGGAAAGTTCCAGTGCGCTTTATCAGACGTATCGGAATTATTGCATTGACACCAATGAATATATCCGCAGTACCACTGATTTCTATTCTGCACTGGAGGCTGCTGGGTATGGCCGTATCAAGGTCAAAAACAAGCGGTTCTTTACAGGACTGCGACTAAAAACCGACGACGGAGATTTTGAGGATTTCCTGAACTGATGGACTATGGGGTAACCTCGATAAAGGTCATATACAAAAAGTCTCTTAAGGCCTTAAAAAATAAGTCTAAGAAAAGTTTTAGAAATGACCTGCGCCGAGGTTACCCCTCCTTAAAATTTCTGATGGAGCGTGAGAATATGAGAGAAAAAGCAATTGAGAAAAAACTGGTTCAGGAAGTAAAAGTGGTTGGCGGTATCGCACCGAAGTTCACAAGCCCTGGCTTTGACGGTATGCCCGACCGCATCGTACTTTTACCGAGTGGACACATGGGTTTCGTGGAAGCAAAGGCTCCCGGTGAAAAGCCGAGACCCCTGCAACTGGCAAGACACAGATTACTACGAGGGCTTGGTTTCAGAGTTTATGTTTTGGAGGACGAGCGGCAGATTGGAGAAATTCTTGATGAAATACGAACCACATAACTATCAGAAATACGCCATCGGCTACATCGAAGATCACCCCATCGCCGCCGTTCTGTTGGATATGGGCCTTGGCAAGACGAGCATCACGCTGACGGCGCTGAATGATCTGTTGTTTGATAGCTTCGAGGCGCACCGCATTCTTGTGATCGCCCCACTGAGAGTGGCACGGGACACATGGCCTGCTGAAGCAGATAAGTGGGACCACCTGAAGAACCTCATCTGCTCCGTGGCAGTCGGCTCCGAAGCAGAGCGCCGTGCAGCACTGATAAAACCAGCCGACATTTACATCATTAATAGAGAAAACATCCAATGGCTCATTGAGGAAAGCAAGCTACCGTTCAACTTTGACACTGTCGTGGTTGACGAGCTGTCTTCCTTTAAAAACTACCAAGCAAAGCGCTTCCGAGCGCTGATGAAGGTGCGACCCACGGTAAAACGCATCATCGGATTAACCGGAACACCAAGCAGCAACGGCCTCATGGATTTGTGGGCTGAGTTCCGACTGCTGGATTTGGGCGCTCGTCTCGGACGGTTCATCAGCCACTACCGGCTTGACTACTTCATGCCAGACAAGCGAAATGGTCAGGTCATCTTCAGCTACAAGCCGCTCCCAGGCGCCGAGCAACGGATCTATGACAAAATCTCTGACATCACCATTTCCATGCGGTCTACCGATCTTCTGAAAATGCCGGAGCTGATCAGCAGCGAATACACCGTCTGCCTCTCCGAAGAAGAGCGCCAGCGTTATGATGATCTGAAAAGCAAGCTCGTGCTACAGCTCCCGGATGGCGACATCACCGCTGCAAACGCCGCCGCTCTCACCGGGAAGCTGTGCCAGATGGCAAACGGTGCGATATATACCGACGACAGCAGCGCCCTTACCATCCATGAACGAAAGCTGGACGCACTGGAGGATATCATCGAAGCCGCTGGTGGCAAGCCGCTTCTTGTGGCCTACTGGTTTAAGCACGACCTTGCCCGGATCACCGAGCGGCTGCACAAGCTCCATATCCCGTTTTCCAAGTTGGACAGCGCCGACAGTATCCGCAGATGGAACACCGGTGAACTGCCCGTGGCACTAATCCACCCCGCCTCCGCCGGTCACGGACTGAACCTTCAAAGCGGCGGCTCCTGCATTGTCTGGTTTGGGCTGACCTGGTCACTGGAATTATATCAGCAGACCAACGCCCGACTCTGGCGGCAGGGCCAAAGCGCCGAAACGGTTGTGGTGCAGCACATCGTCGCCAAAGGCACGATCGACGAGCGGATTTTGAAGGTGTTGTCCAAGAAGGACAGCACTCAGGCCGCTTTGATAGAGGCGGTAAAGGCCGAAGTCTCAGTAAACTGAGACAGCACATCTGAGAAAATCTATGACAATCCGTGCCAATCCGAGAGAAATAAAAATCGGAGGTACAGATTATGAACAACCCCTATGAGAACCTTGCAAACGCCATTGTGCTGCAGGCCGTGAAGGATTACCGGCTTCACGATGACGAGCGTGAGCTTGCCAGCATTGAGCGTTTCTTCCGTTCCGGTTGGTTCGGTGTGTTGACCGGCCTTGACCCGGAGCTGCTGATCTCCAAGCTGAGAAAGGAGAAGATGTGCTATGACTACTAAGACCTACCTTTCTCAGGCGCGTTACCTTGATATGCGTATCAAATCAAAGCTACAGCAGATCGATTCACTGAACGAGCTGGCAACAACCTGTACGTCAGTGCTGACCGGTATGCCCCGCAATCCCAGCGGTTCAACCTCCCGAATGGCAGACGCCATTTGTAAAATTGTTGACCTGCAGAATGAAATCAACCGTGACATCGATAAGCTGGTTGACCTCAAGAAAGAAATCATGGGCGTCATCAAAGCAGTATCCAACCCGGAACACCAGACCCTTTTGGAGAAGCGTTATCTCTGTTTCCTGTCTTGGGAGAAAATTGCTGTGGACATGGGTTATGACCTGCGATACACACATAAGCTCCACAACTGGGCGCTGGAGGAATGTAGCATTCCCGCTTCGCCGGAAGTGGACACGAAAAGACACTGAAAGACACCTGCCACTTATGATAGTATTATAATCAGGAAAGCAGAATGAAGATGAGCCTTGTGGGAGTAATCCCGCAGGGCTTTCTTTATGCCCCGAAGGAGGTGAACCGAATGCCATACAAACCCAAACGTCCCTGCGCATACCCCGGCTGCGGTCGGCTTGCTGTACGCGAGCAATACTGTGCCGAGCATCAGAAGGTCATGGACAAACGCTACAACCAGTACGAGCGCGATCCTGCGTCAAATAAACGGTACGGCCGTAGCTGGAAACGAATCCGTGATCGTTACATCAAGGCACACCCTCTTTGCGAGGAATGCCAAAAGCAAGGAAAGCTAACGCCCGCCGAGGAGGTGCACCACATTCTCCCGCTCTCTAAGGGCGGCAACAGCAATGCCGAGAACCTCATGGCTCTTTGCAAAGCCTGTCACTCTCGTATCACTGCCGAGAGCGGCGACCGATGGGGAAAAGGATGTTGAAAGAGGCATCGTTTACATTTTGGTACGATGCCTCAAAGCAATCCATTTTTCATGGTCTCTCCCGGTGGGGGTATCAAAATCTCTAAAACAAAAAAATCTGGACAGCGGCGTGGGGCTTCGTGTTGAAAAACGCGATTTCAAACGGTGGAATAGCCCCAGCGCACAAGGAGTGTGATGAATATGGCGAAAGACGGCACTTGCAGAGGCGGTGCTCGCATCGGTGCAGGCGCAAAAAAGAAGCCTCTCGCCGACAAAATATCCGCCGGCAATCCAGGCGGCAGAAAATTAACTGTGATGGAGTTTTCTGACACGGCAAATCTGCAAGGCAATGAAATGCCGGAACCGAACAAAATGCTCGAAGCCGTGCAAAAGGACGGCAAGACGCTTGTGGCAGCAGAGATTTACAAAAACACATGGCAATGGCTGAATGAGCGTGGCTGTGCGGCACTCGTTTCCCCACAGCTTTTGGAACGCTACGCCATGAGCGTAGCCCGGTGGATTCAATGCGAGGAAGCGGTTACCGAATATGGCTTTCTGGCCAAACACCCCACAACGGGCAATGCCATTCAAAGTCCTTATGTGGCAATGGGCCAGAACTACATGAATCAGACGAACCGTCTGTGGATGGAAATCTTCCAGATCGTCAAGGAAAACTGCACCGGCGAGTATGGCGGAGCTAATCCGCAGGATGATGTGATGGAGCGGTTACTTACCGCTCGGAAAGGCGGCTGAAAGCTATGCTGATAGAAAAGATTCAGACCGATCGGCTTGTTCCCGCCGATTATAATCCTCGCAAAGACCTCAAGCCTGGCGATCCGGAATATGAGAAGTTGAAACGCTCTCTTGAGGAATTCGGCTATGTTGAACCTGTTATATGGAATAAAACCACCTCCCATGTCGTTGGGGGCCATCAGAGATTAAAGGTGCTGCTTAATATGGGCGTCACCAAGGTCGATTGCGTAGTTGTCGAGATGGACGCTGAAAAGGAAAAGGCGCTCAATGTTGCGCTCAATAAAATTAGCGGTGAATGGGATAAAGACAAGCTGGCTCTGCTCATTGCAGATTTGCAGGGTGCGGACTTTGATGTGTCGCTCACGGGCTTCGACCCCGGAGAAATTGACGACCTGTTCAAGGACTCGCTCAAGGACGGTATCCACGACGATGATTTTGATGTTGACGCGGAACTGCAAAAGCCCGCCGTTACAAAGCTCGGTGATATCTGGACGCTCGGCCGCCATCGGCTGGTCTGTGGCGATTCTACCAAAACCGACACCTTCACCGCTCTGATGAACGGGAAGCTCGCAAATCTGGTGGTAACCGATCCACCGTACAACGTCAATTATGAAGGAACGGCCGGTAAAATCAAAAACGACAATATGGGGAGCGTTGCATTCTATGACTTCCTGCTTGCGGCATTTACAAACACCGAAGCGGCGATGGCGCAGGACGCTTCCATTTATGTGTTCCATGCGGACACTGAAGGGCTGAACTTCCGAAAAGCGTTCTCAGATGCAGGCTTTCAGCTTTCCGGGTGCTGCATCTGGAAAAAGCCGTCGCTGGTTCTGGGACGCTCACCATATCAGTGGCAGCATGAACCTGTCCTCTTCGGTTGGAAGAAAAAAGGCAAGCACAACTGGTATGCCGACCGCAAGCAGACCACCATCTGGGAATTTGAAAAGCCAAAGAAAAATGCTGACCATCCGACCATGAAACCGATTGCTCTGCTGGCATATCCAATTATGAACAGCAGCCTAACGAACTGTATCGTGCTTGACCCCTTCGGCGGCAGCGGTTCTACGCTCATCGCATGCGAGCAGTCCGACAGGATTTGCTTAACCATAGAACTTGATGAGAAATACTGCGACGTCATTGTAAAACGGTATATCGAGCAAGTTGGTGGCGCAGACGGTGTTTCCGTTATCCGCGATGGTGTCACGATGAAATATACAGATGTGGCTGTCGATGAGTAAACTCACGTTCGGCTCTCTTTTTGACGGCAGCAAGCAATGTACCATCTACACAAGAAACCGCCGAATAATCGGTACAGTATTCTCCACAGAAATCGCATAAAACCGTTGCTATATAAGCGGTTTAGAGTGATTAATGTAATACCGAAAAAAGAAAGGCGGTTTGAAAAATGGAACTTAAATACAATGTAACAGGTAACGAACGCAAATCACTGGTCGGAGCAATCAGCACAGCACTGGATGCCCCAACCAAATACCTCGGTGCTCCTACCTTCGCCTACGAGGTCGGAGGCTACCGCATCGATAAGGACGGAACGCTTATGGGTCCAGACAACCTTGACTTGGAAGATTCGCTCCATCAAGCAGGCTTTGACGCAGACGGCGACAGTCGTAAGTATGGCGAAGCCGACACCTACGAGAGCGGGCTTCGCGGCATGAGCGCGCTTGACGAATTCCCGGATATTGACCAACACCACCCCGGACAGTATGTCAACCCCGATGCGCCCATTACCGACTCTATGCAAAAACAATTGGATGAAGTACTTGCCTTTGAGGACCTTAGGATGGATGGTCGTGAGGAATTGGGGCTGGTAATTGAAATGCCACGCTCCTCATTCACCGACGCAGCACTCGACAACCTCAAGCGGCTGGTTGAAAGCAAAGTCAGCCTTATTAAAAAAGCCCTCGTTGCGGAAACCCTCGAACTGGAAATAACAGATGACAAGGTGCGGTTCCCGTGGTTTGAGGACGGCACCGATGCAGATGCAACCAAGGCTTACACGCATTTTGTGTCTTCACTCTGCGAAATGGCGAGTGCGCAAAAGCGCGTCACCGCAAAGGAAAAGGATACCGATAACGATAAATACGCTTTCCGCTGCTTTCTCCTACGGCTCGGCTTCATAGGCTCGGAATACAAAGAGGAACGCAAAATTCTACTGAAGAATCTCTCCGGCAGCTCGGCTTTCAAGGACGGACAGAAAAAAGGCTTTTCGCAGGATGACCTTGATAAAGCCAAAGCCGACCCTGCTGTACGCGCCGAAATTAAAGCCGTTTTGGGAGGAAACGACGATGAACAATAATTTTCCATCAAGAGAAACCGTTGAACGTATCCGAATACAGTACCCGGTCGGCTGCCGTGTGGAGCTTCTCCGTATGGACGATGTCCAAGCACCACCAATCGGGACAAAAGGCACCGTGCGGTATGTGGACGACCTCGGCAGCCTGGGTGTTGCTTGGGACAACGGGGGTTCGCTCCAAGTGGTCTACGGCGAGGACCTTTGCAGGAGATGCGACGATGACAAATAAGGTGCGCGAGCAAATCCTCGTCATCCGCAACACCGGGCTGACAAATATGTTTGATGTCAATACCGTTCAGCGCATGGCGCATGAAAAGAACTTCTTCGAACTGGTGGTTTTCCTTGAAGACCATAAGGACCAATACGTCCGCTTTATCCTCACAGGCGAGGAATAGTAGGTGTATACCACACAATTCACCTGGCGACATTTGCTTGAAAGATCGTGTAGTTTATGCCCGGATTTATCGCGTAATTGTCTGGATATCGTGTGCTTTCAGAGTTAATATGTGACTACCGAAAGGGAAAACACACAAACGGAGGAAATGAAAATGACCGAAAAACAGATTAAGCAAATTGAAAGCCAACTGCCGCAGGGCGAGAAAATCGACAGAATGTACTCAGCTTTTGAAGGCGGCATTCGAGTGATTACCCAAAACGCCGACGGCTGTGAAATCCGCTACAACGTGAGCTTCAATGCCGACGGCAACGCCAGCATCAAGAGATTTTAAGGAGGACGCGGCTATGTGGAAAGAAGGAAGCCTGAAAATTCACGACAGCGTTTTTCATTACTGGATGAAGCAGTACGACGAAGGTTCGCAATTCGGAATCGACGGCGGCAGAATCAGCAAGCTGATGCTCAAGCGTAACGGCGAAATCGTGTGCAACTACGACAGAGGCTGGGATGTGGAACCCTCCGACCCAGACACACAGCTTGCCTTTGAACTTCTGCTGCACAGCGAAAACTACTAACCCACGCTAATAAGATAGCCGAGATTCCGCCCTGCATGGGGCTGTATCTCGTACAGATAAATTTTGAAGGACTGCCGATGGCGGTCTATTTTAATGCCCGAAAGGAGGCGGTCGATATCCGTAAACTAAAAAAATACAAATCGACGCGGTTTAAAGCCACGGATTCTGTTTACGACAAAACCGCCGCCGATTACGCAGTCGCTTTTGTCGAGGCACTCTGCCATACCAAAGGCACATGGGCCGGAAAGCCCTTCGAGCTGATTGATTGGCAGGAACAGATTATCCGTGATATCTTTGGAACCCTCAAACCCAATGGCTACCGCCAGTTCAACACCGCCTACGTGGAAATTCCGAAAAAGATGGGCAAATCCGAGCTTGCGGCGGCTGTCGCACTGCTTCTCACCTGCGGGGATAACGAAGAACGCGCCGAGGTCTATGGCTGTGCCGCAGACCGAAATCAAGCGTCCATTGTTTTCAACGTGGCGGCGGATATGGTGCGAATGTGTCCGGCGCTCTCAAAGCGTGTCAAAATACTGGACGCAACCAAGCGGCTCATCTATCAGCCGACCGGCAGCATTTATCAAGTGCTGTCCGCCGACGTCGGAAACAAACACGGTTTTAACACCCACGGCGTTGTATTTGATGAGCTGCACACCCAGCCAAATAGAAAACTATATGACGTTATGACCAAGGGCAGCGGCGATGCGAGAATGCAGCCGTTATATTTTTTGATCACCACCGCCGGAGATAACCAGAACAGCATCTGCTGGGAGGTCCATCAGAAGGCACTGGATATTATTGATGGCAGAAAGCACGACCCTACCTTCTACCCGGTAATTTACGGCGCGGCGCAGGAGGACGATTGGACAGACCCCAAGGTGTGGAAAAAAGCAAATCCCTCCCTCGGCATCACGGTAGGCATGGATAAAGTCAGAGCTGCATTTGAATCGGCAAAGCAGAACCCAGCTGAGGAGAACAGCTTCCGGCAGCTCCGACTGAACCAATGGGTAAAACAGGCGGTGCGCTGGATGCCAATGGACAAATGGGATGCCTGCGCGTTCTCCGTGGATGAAAAATCGCTCGAAGGGCGGGTCTGCTACGGTGGCCTTGACCTTTCGTCCTCTACCGATATCACGGCGTTCGTGCTGGTATTCCCTCCGGAAGATGAGGCAGATAAATACCGCATTCTGCCGTACTTCTGGATACCGGAGGATAATATTGACCTGCGCGTTCGGCGCGACCATGTGAATTATGACGTCTGGAATAAGCAGGGATTTCTGCATACCACCGAGGGCAATGTAGTGCATTACGGCTACATCGAGCAGTTCATTGAAGCCTTCGGTGAGAAGTACAACATCCGTGAAATTGCTTTTGACCGCTGGGGAGCGGTACAAATGACGCAAAATCTTGAAACGCTTGGCTTCTCGGTCGTGCCGTTCGGGCAGGGCTTTAAGGATATGAGCCCTCCCACTAAAGAACTCATGAAGCTGACGTTGGAAGAAAAAATCGCCCACGGAGGCCACCCGGTACTCCGCTGGATGATGGACAACATCTATATCCGCACCGACCCGGCTGGAAATATCAAAGCAGATAAGGAAAAATCCACAGAGAAAATCGACGGCGCAGTCGCCACTATTATGGCGCTCGACCGGGCGATTCGGTGCGGCAACGATACGGGCGAAAGCGTGTATGACACACGCGGACTGCTCGTTTTTTAATTGGAGGGAACTGCCTATGAACATCTTTCAAGGAATTTTTAAAGCCCGTGATAAGCCTAAAAACCTAGGCGGCAACACCAGCTTTTTGTGGGGCGGCTCGTCCTCCGGCAAGGTCGTTAATGAAAGAACGGCCATGCAAATGACAGCGGTTTACTCTTGCGTTCGTATATTATCGGAAGCAATCGCGGGGCTTCCGCTGTTTGTATATAAATACGGCGACGACGGCAGCAAGGACAAATATCTCGACCACCCGCTGTGGCGTGTGCTGCACGACGAACCAAACCCGGAAATGACTTCATTTGTTTTCCGGGAGACGATGATGAACCATCTGCTGCTGACGGGCAATGCCTACGCACAGATTATCCGAAACGCTCGCGGCGACGTCGTGGCACTGTATCCCCTCATGCCTGACCGCATGACTGTTGACCGGGATTCGCAGGGACGGCTGTATTATCGCTACAGAAAAAATAGCGATGACGCGCCGGAGGTCAGCCGGAACAAGCCGAGTGATGTCATCCTCGCACCAAGCGATGTGCTGCACATTCTCGGTTTAGGCTTTGACGGGCTGGTCGGCTACTCGCCGATTGCAATGGCAAAAAACGCCGTAGGGCTCGCCATTGCTGCCGAGGAATATGGCGCTAAATTTTTTGCCAACGGCGCGGCACCAAGCGGCGTGTTGGAGCACCCCGGCACCATAAAGGACCCGGAACGGATAAGGCAAAGCTGGCAGTCCACCTTCGGCGGCAGCGTCAACAGCAACAAAATCGCCGTGCTTGAGGAAGGGCTCAAGTATACGCCCATCGCCATTTCTCCCGAACAGGCGCAGTTCCTTGAGACACGGAAATTTCAGATCAATGAGATAGCTCGAATTTTCAGGGTCCCGCCCCATATGTTGGCGGATCTCGAGAAGTCGAGCTTCTCTAATATTGAGCAACAGTCGCTGGAGTTTGTGAAATACACGCTCGACCCATGGGTCGTTCGCTGGGAACAGGCGATGAACAAGTCGCTCTTGCTCGAAAGCGAAAAGCATGATGTGTTTACAAAGTTCAATGTGGATGGACTACTTCGCGGCGACTATGCCAGCCGCATGACAGGTTACGCGACAGCGCGGCAGAACGGCTGGATGAGTGCAAACGATATCAGACAGCTTGAGAATCTCGACCGGATACCGGCGGAACTCGGCGGCGACCTTTACCTTATCAATGGCGCGATGACCAAATTGCAGGACGCTGGCGCGTTTGCAAACACAACTATAGCAGAAACGGAGGAAACCTCAGATGGACAAAACAAATCAGGCGCAAAGCCCAGACAAAGTTCTCGTCAGGGCGCGTGACAAAACGCATTTCTGGAACTGGGAAAACGATGATGAATTGGGCGTCCGCACTCTTTACCTCGATGGCACCATTTCGGATGAAAGCTGGTGGGACGATGAAATCACACCCAGAATGTTCAAGGATGAGCTGTTTTCCGGCAGCGGAGACATCGTCGTGTGGATCAACTCTCCCGGCGGTGACTGCGTGGCGGCTTCACAGATTTACACCATGCTCATGGACTACACAGGCAATGTCACCGTAAAAATTGACGGTCTGGCAGCGAGTGCCGCTTCAGTCATCGCTATGGCGGGTACACAGGTGCTTATGGCTCCAACGGCATTGTTGATGATTCACAATCCGATGTCGGTCGCTATTGGCGATACCGAGGAAATGCAGAAGGCCATCGCTATGCTGGACGAGGTCAAGGAAAGCATCATTAACGCCTATGAAATCAAAACCGGGCAGTCGAGAGCGAGAATATCTCATCTCATGGATGGCGAAACCTGGATGAACGCCAACAAGGCGATTGAGCTGGGCTTCGCAGACGGCATCTTGGAGGACTCCAAGCGCGGTCATACCGAAGATGTGGTCTTTGCGTTTTCCCGCAGGGCGGTCACCAATTCGCTTATGAACAAGCTCGTCTCAAAATCCGCTCCGAAACCGGAGCAAAAGAAGCAGAATGCGCCGACCGGCGTATCCATCGAAGCGGCTATGCAGAAACTGCAGGCCCGTAAATACATTTAACGGAGGTATTTGATTATGAAAAAGGTACTTGAAATGCGTGAAAAACGCGCAAAAGCATGGGATGCGGCAAAGGCATTCCTTGACACTCGTGCGAAGGACGGCGTCCTTTCTGCCGAAGACAACGCGACCTACGACAAGATGCTGACGGAGGTGGACGCGATGGCGCATCAGATCGCCATTGAGGAGGACCGCGTGGCAAGAGACGCTGCGATGGCGCAGCCGACCAGCTCTCCCATCACGGCAAAACCCAACGCACAGGACGGGAAGCCCGTCCACTTCAGAGCAACCGCCGAATACCGTGAGGACTTTCTTAACCTCGTGCGCGGTAAGCGCCCCGTTCACAACGTTATGGAGGAAGGCACCCCTTCCACCGGCGGCTATCTTGTTCCGATTGAGTTCGACAGAAACCTTGTCCGAGCACTTGAACGGGAGAACGTCATTCGTTCTCTGGCAAAGGTGATCACCACCGCCGCACCGCACAGAATTAACGTAGCACTCACCGATGTATCCGCCGACTGGGTGGTGGAAAGCGGTACCTTTACGCCCAGCACGCCCACCTTCAACCAGCTTTCCCTCGATGCTTACACCCTTCGCGCGGCGGCACTGGTTTCGGAGGAACTGCTTCAGGATTCCATGTTTGACCTTGAAGCCTACCTCGTCGACAATTTTGCCCGCGCTTTTGCGGCGAAGGAAGAGCAGGCTTTTTGCGTCGGCGCAGGCAGCACCCAGCCTACGGGCATCTTCACCGCGAACGGCGGCGATGTCGGTGTGACAACCGCAGGCGCAACCGACATCAAGGCAGACGAACTCATTGACCTGACCTATTCCCTCAAGGATGGCTATAAGAAAAATGCCGTGTTTGTTTTGAGCAGCGCCACTCTCGCAGGTATCCGCAAACTGAAGGACGGCAACGGCGCATATATGTGGCAGCCGTCGCTGCAGGCGGGTCAGCCCGACCGTCTGCTCGGTTTCCCGGTGTATGTTTCCCAGTATGCTCCGACCATCGCGGCAGGTGCATATACCGTTGCTTTCGGTGACTTCCAGAACTACTGGATTGCTGACCGCAGCGGCAGAACCGTGCGCCGTGCGGACGAATTGCATATTGCCAACCTGCAGACCGGTTTCTACGCATTCCAGCGTGTGGACGGCAAAACCGTACTGCCCGAAGGCATCAAGCTGCTCAAGCAGCACGCTTAAGGAGGGTTAATTCATGAGCGAATATAACGCAAAAAACTACACCGAACAGGGCGGTGAGAAAACCGTCATTGGCGGGACACTGGAAATAAAGGAGGGAGCCTCTGTAACGGGGCTTCCTGCTGCGGAAAATCAGGCGGACAGCACTGCCACCGATGCCGCCGGTCTGGTTACAGATTTCAATGCCCTGCTTGCCAAGCTGAAAGCGGCGGGTTTGATGGTGGCGGACGAAGAATGACAAGGAGGCGGACGGCATGAAAGCTGATAACCTTCTCCCCAAAGTCAAAACGCACCTCATTCTTTCACACGACGAGGACGACGGCCTGCTGCTGAGATATATTGCCGCCGCCGTCTCCTATGCCGAAAGCTACCAGCATGTTTCCAAGGGCTATTATGAGGAAACGTCCATGCCGTCCACCACAGAGCAGGCCGTGATTATGCTGTCGTCCTTCTTTTACGAAAGCCGAGACGGCAGCACGGCCGGCTTTTTTGGCGATAGTGTACAGGCGGGGCAGCAGGTGTGGGATACGGTCAATATGCTTCTTCGGCTTGACCGGGATTGGAAGGTGTGATTATGTCCTTTGGCAAGATGAACACCCAGATTGACATCATCTCCACCACCCCGGTGAAGGACGCGGACGGCTTTGTTACCAACGGCGACCATGTTGTTGCTTCTATCCGCGCATACAAAGAGGACCGCCACGGAAACGAGCGATGGGCGAATATGGCGGTGTTCAGCGAAGCGACGTCCCTCTTCCGTTTTCGGAAGATTCCTGGTACAGAGATTACTACTTCTCTGTTTATCGTCTGCGGTAATGAGCAATATCGAATTGTCAGCGCGGAGGATGTTCGCGGGCGTGGGATGTATGTCGAAGTGCTCGCAGAAAAGCAGGAAGGGACGGTGAGGTAATGGCAAAAGCCCAAATTAAGATGCCGGAGAAATTTCTTTTGAAGGTTTCCCGGCTAGCTGACCAAACAGACGTAATAATCCCCAAAGTGTTGGAAGCTGGTGGCGAGGTTGTTCTGACCAAAGTGAAGTCGAATCTGTCAAGTGCAGTCGGCAGCGGCACAAAGGAAAAAAGCCGCTCCACCGGCGAACTGGAACGCTCCCTCGGGCTTTCTCCAGCCAAGCAGAACCGGAACGGTAACTGGGATGTTAAAATTGGTTTTGCCGAGCCGCGCTCTGATGGGAACTCCAACGCCAAAATTGCCAACATTCTCGAATACGGCAAATCCGGCCAGCCGCCCAAGCCTTTTTTAAAGCCCGCAAGGACTCAGAGCAAAAGCGCCTGCATTGAAACCATGAAGTCAAAGCTTCAGGAGGAGGTCGACGGAATATGAGCATTTTAACAGAATTGAACACATTGCTTTCGCCTGTTCTCCCTGTGGAAACGGGCGTTTTTTCCGGCGTTCCTCCCGACGAATACCTTGTATTCACACCCATGACGGACGAATTTGCCCTGTTTGGAAATAACACACCGCTCTTCGATATCTCCGAAGTGCGGATTTCGCTGTTTTCCAAAGGCAACTACCTCCAGAGGAAAAGGCAGATAACAGCGCTGCTTCTGGGAGCAGAATTTACGATTACCGACCGCCGGTATATCGGCCATGAGGACGATACCGGCTACCACCACTACGCCATTGATGTGGAAAAATCATACGAAACGGAGGAATAAATTATGGCGACAATCGGTCTTGATAAACTGTATTATTCAAAAATAACCGAGGATTCCAACGGCGAAGAAACCTACTCTACGCCTTTGGTGCTTGCCAAAGCCATCACCGCCGAACTCTCGGTGGAACTGGTGGAGGCAATATTATACGCTGACGACGGTGCCGCCGAGGTTGTGAAAGACTTCAACAGCGGTACGCTAACACTTGGCGTTGACGACATTGGACCCACGGCAGCGGCGGATCTGACCGGCGCATCCACAGACGATAACGGCGTACTGATCTCCGCCAGTGAAAATGTGGGAACGCCTGTCGCGGTAGGCTTCCGCGCAAAGAAAGCAAACGGTACCTACCGTTATTTCTGGCTTTACCGCGTAAAATTCGGCCTGCCAGCGACCAATCTGCAGACCAAGGCAGACTCCATCACTTTCTCCACGCCGACTATTGAAGGGACGGTCATGCGCCGCAACAAACTGGACGCTTTTGGCAAGCACCCCTGGAAGGCGGAGGTTACCGAAGGCGACGCCGGAGTTGCTTCCGCTACAATCACCGGTTGGTTCACCGAGGTTTATGAACCGGTCTATACACCGGAGCCGTAAGGAGGATTCTGAATGGATAACGTCATTTTTACAAATACCGCTGAAAGAAGCGCCGCTATCAATATTGGCGGCAAGGAATATGAACTGGTACTGACCACCCGCGCAACCAAGGCGATTGCAGGACGGTACGGCGGGTTGGAGAACCTTGGCGAGAAGCTTATGAAATCAGAAAATTTTGAAATGGCGCTGGATGAGATCGTGTGGCTTTTAACCCTGCTCGCTAACCAGTCTGTTTTAATTCATAACCTCAAAAACAAGGATGCCCCGCAGGAGCTCCTGACAGAGGAAGAGGTAGAGCTTCTCACCTCACCGCTTGATTTGGCGGCCTACAAAAATGCGATTACAGAGGCAATGTTCAAAGGCACCAAGCGCAACGTGGAAAGTGAGGACGAAACCTCCTTAAAAAACGCGCAAGTCGAGTAGACGGACTGTGTCAGCAAACTGACGCGGAAACCTTTACTCGACTTCTTTATTACGGAACGGTGCAGATGGGTATGGGCTCGGAGGAATTCTGGCTCATGCCCATCGGCCTGTTTCTGGACCTGTGGGCCTGCCACAAACAGTTTCTCGGCATGGAAAAGCCGAAGAAAACACGGACGATCGACGATATCATTCCGCCCGGAATCTAAGGAGGTGAGCAGAAATGGCGGACAATTTCGGCTTAAAAATCGGCGTTGAGGGCGAGCGCGAGTTTAAAAAGGCGCTTTCGGTTATCAACCAGAGCTTTAAGGTTCTTGGTTCGGAAATGCAGCTGGTCACCAGTCAGTTTGATAAAAACGACAAATCCGTACAGGCGCTCACCTCACGCAATGAAGTCCTAAATAAGGAAATCGACGCGCAGAAAAGCAAGATTGAAACCTTGCGTGCCGCCCTGCAGAACGCCTCTGAATCCTTCGGTGAAAATGACCGCCGCACCCAAAACTGGCAGATTCAGCTGAACAAGGCACAGGCGGAGCTTAACGGCATGGAGCGCGAGCTTGCACAGTCGACGGAAGCTACCGACAATCTTGGCGACGAACTGAAGGACACCGCTGACGAAGCGGAGAAATCCGGTCCGAGGTTTGAAAAGCTGGGAGGTGTCCTCAAAGGCATCGGCGTAACGATAGGTGCGGTGGCTGTTGCGGCAGGCGCGGCGGCAATCAAGCTGGGCAAAGAAGTCGTGCAGCAGTTCGGCGAGCTGGAACAGAATCTCGGAGGCTCGGAAGCGGTCTTCGGCGCATATGCCGCATCAATTCAAAAAACAGGCGAGGAAGCGTATAAAAATCTCGGTGTATCCCAGTCGGAATATCTAGCTACGGCCAACAAAATGGGTGCTCTGTTTCAGGGTTCCGGCATCGCACAGCAAAAAAGTCTGGAGCTGACTGAAAAGGCCATGCAACGTGCTGCAGATATGGCATCAGTCATGGGCATCGATATGTCCACCGCCATGGAAGCCGTCACCGGTGCGGCGAAGGGCAACTTTACCATGATGGACAATTTGGGCGTTGCAATGAACGCGACCAGCATTCAGGCGTACGCCGCCTCGAAGGGTCTGGATTTCGTATGGAATAGCGCGAGCAATGCCGAAAAAGCCGAAGTCGCCATGCAGATGTTCTTCGAGAACACGGAGCAGTACGCCGGCAACTTTGCAAGAGAATCCACGCAAACCATCAGCGGCTCTATCGGATTGCTGCAGGCAGCCCTATCTTCGTTTACGGCGGGACTTGGCAACGCAGATGCTGATATGACGAATCTGACGCAGAACCTTGTGGACGCGTTCCAAGCTGTAGTAAAGAATGTCGTGCCGGTACTTGAAAACATCGTTGCGGCACTCCCGCAAGCAACGGGAGCAATTTTGCAGGCGGTCGGTGACCTTCTCCCTTTACTACTTGAAATGGTGACGAACATCTTCACGCAGGTACTGAACACCATTCTGTCGCTCCTGCCCAAACTCATCCCCGCAGCCGTGAACGCTGTGATGACAATAGTTGGAGCGCTGATTGACAGCCTCCCGCTCCTCGTCGACGCGGCGGTGCAATTGGTAACGGCTCTAGTCGGCGGTATCGGCTCAGCTTTGCCAAAACTTATCCCGGCGGCAGTAAGCGCGGTCTCAACCATCGTTCAAGGCTTGGCGGATAATCTCCCCATGATTCTTGACGCAGCGCTGCAGCTCATTCTTGGGCTTGCCCAGGGTCTGCTGGATGCGATTCCGCAGTTAATCGCTGCCCTGCCTGCCATCATTACCGCCATCGTTTCCTTTATCATTGCAGCGATACCACAGATTATTGATGCGGGTATTCAGTTGCTGACCTCGCTCGTGGAGGCATTACCTGTAATTATCGAGGCAATTGTGGAAGCCATACCACAAATCATCGACGGTATTATTACGGCAGTGCTAGGTGCAATCCCACTAATCATAGACGCCGGTGTGAAACTGCTCATCGCCCTAATCCGAAACCTTCCGCAGATCATCACAACCGTAATAGCAGCCATTCCGAAAATCGTCACTTCACTGGTGAACGCCATCGTCGGGAACATCGATAAGATCATCCTTGCGGGCGTTCAGCTGCTGGTAGCATTAATTGCGAACCTGCCGAAAATCATCGTCGAGGTGGTCAAGGCGGTTCCGCAGATTATCACGGGATTGGTTAAAGCGTTCGCCAGCTATATTGGGCAGATGGCTCAGGTTGGCGGCAACCTCATCAAAGGGTTGTGGCAAGGTATCTCGGATACGGGCACATGGCTGTGGAACAAAATTAGCAGCTTTTTCGGTGGGATTGTGAGCCGAATTAAGGACTTTTTCGGAATCCACTCTCCCTCCACTCTTTTTGCCGGGCTTGGTAAGAACATGGGCGAAGGCATCGGCGTGGGCTTTGAGGACGCTATGTCCGCCGTTTCACGGGATATGCAGAACGCCATTCCCACAAGGTTTGGCGTCAATGCGGACGGCGTGTTCAATCAAGGCGGGTACGCTTCCGGCGCGGGCATCACGCAGAACATCTCGGTAGTGACGCCGAAAGCACTGTCCGAAAAAGAACTGGCGAGAGAATTCAAGAACCTCTCCCGCAAGCTGGCACTGGAGTATTAAAGGAGGGACGCCTATGGAACTAACCTATATCAATGCAAATGGCAAAAGCATTACGCTCAAACAAGGCCGCCCGTATTTTCTTAAGAAGATAGACGGCACTGGTGACATTCGTCAGACCGTCAATACGTTTAAGGCGCCGGACCAGGACGGCGCTTTTTACATTTCCTCCACGTTGGATATGCGTAATATCACGCTGGAAGGTACGGTCATTGCGGATACGTCCGACGAGGCATTCACACTCCGTCAGCGTTTTCTCCAAATCTTCAGTCCAAAGCTGCGAGGTACGCTCCTGTACCGTGAACGGCAGATTTCCTGCGTGGTGGAGGAAGCTGGCTTTACCGTCTCCTCCCGGCAGCGGATACCGAATTTCTTTGTCAGTCTGCTCTGTCCCTCGCCCTTCTTTGAAACCCCTGATGAGGTTCGCGAGGAACTGGCATCATGGATACCGATGTTCGAATTTGAACTGGATATACCAGAAAGCGGCATGGAATTCGGAATGCGCCAGCCCAGTCAGATCATCACGGTTGACAACATCGGCGACGTTTCATGCGGCTGTGAAATTGTGTTTCGTGCGCTGGGTACAGTGACAAATCCGGAACTGCTGAACATGGACACTGGGGAATACATTCGGCTTCTCACGACAATGAGTATCGGGGATGAACTCCGGGTATACACGCATTTTGCAAGCAAGCGCGTGGTCAGCGTTGACGGCTCAACAGTAACAAACGCTTTCTCACTATTGGATACCGGCTCGGCGTTTTTCCAGCTTGCCGCAGGGGTGAATACTCTTCGCTATGACGCTTCAGTCAATATGGAACTGCTAGAGGTCAGCATTTACTATCGGCCTCAATTTCTGGGGGTGTGAGGATGGAACTGTATATCTATAATTCGGACCGGGAGCTTACGGGCATTGTGGAATCTTTTGAATACCTGCGTTGGACGAGGCGTTACTCCCAATGCGGCTCCTTCGAACTGAGGGCCATAGCGACACCGGAAAATACCACGCTCCTGCAAGAAGGTAATTTCATCTGGAAGAACGATGATGAGGAAGCCGGAATCATTGAACATCTGGAAATGGTTCAGGCGGAGCAGGAAATCATCACGGCAAGCGGCCGTTTTGCAACCTCTTTTCTTTCCCGGCGTATTGTCTGGCAAACGGAGGTGCTGTCCGGCGACCTTTCCGCCTGTGTGGAGCAGCTTTTAAATAACAACCTCATAAGTCCTACTGATACGGCGCGGCAAATCGACGGTATAGTCTTCTCAGCCCCGAACCTGGGCGTACCCGTCAGCACCCAAATATCGTACCGTGGCCTGATGGATGTGGTAACGGAACTTTGCGGTACTTCAGAAATCGGTATTAAGACCGTATTCACTCCGGCAACGCACATCTTTACCGTAACACTGTATAAAGGTTCCGACTCCCAGGCGGTGTTCTCCAAGGAATATGAAAATCTAACGGAACAGAGCTATACGGAGAGTGCGGCGGATTACGCCAACACCGCTCTCATCGGCGGCGAGGGTGAAGGCGGAAGCCGCACATTTGTCGCTATTACAAGCGGCTCCGGAGAGACCCGGCGAGAAATTTTCGTAGATGCCAAGGACCTGCAGGCGGCAGATTTCGGTACAGGTTATACCGACGCGCTGATCTTCCGGGGTCAGAGCAAGCTGAGTGAGCAGGGAATCCGTTATTCGTTCGATACGTCAGTGAACCCTCACGGCAACTTGACCTACAAGACAGATTTTGACCTTGGCCAGACGGTTAAAGTCATTTCCAAGGCGTGGGGCGTATCCATGACAACGCGCATCGCCGAAATTGAAGAAACTTATGATGCGGACGGTCTGAGTATCAGCGTTGTATTTGGCAAGGCCGAGCTTACCATTGCTCAGAAGATCCGTTCCGACATGAGCGCGGTCAAAACAGCTCTGTCGGCTCCGATCGGGATAACCGAAGTAACGGAGGCTCTGAATGCTGTGGAGGGAACGCTGGGAAATCTCTCGGAGGTGGACCCGGATATTCAAGGGGCAACCTTTACAGCTACCGTGAACAACTTATATGGAAAGCTGCCCGCGCTTGAAATAACCGTGGGTGCAGGCACGATATCGGTTGGACAATACGCTCTACACCATATGGAACCCGGAGATTCGTTGTATTTCACCTCATGGAGCGGCAACAAATTCAGCGACCAGCCGAGTGATGACGGTCATGTCTTTCTGGTAAAGCACAATGGTGACAATACGGGAAACGGATACCAGCGAGCAATGGGCTTCTTTATATCCCGCAATACCATGACTTTTTATGTGATTTCCATTTTCGTTTACAACAATCCGTCCGGCGAGGCGAACTGGCTGAATATCAACAATGAGCCTATCACTACGACACGGATTGCAACCGGAGCGGTCACTGGAGTGAAAATCGCAGACCGCACCATTACCGCTGTCAAAATTGCGTCTGCGCTGACCGATTACTCCGCAACAGAACAAAACACCGGGCGACTATGGATAGACGGTAAGACCATTTACCGAAAAGAAATCAATCTCGGCTCTCTTCCAAATGCGGTGCCTGGAAGCGTAGCGCACGGTATATCCAATCTCAGCACGGTTGTCAGCTTATCAGGCTTCGCTACAAATGGGACGGTATTCCTGCCGTTACCGCTTGCACGATACAACAACTTCGCTTCTCAGATTGGTCTCTACGCGGATACCACCAATATTATCGTCGAACCTGGAAATGACCGAACCGCATATACGGGCTACGTAATAATTGAATATACAAAAACCAGCTAAGTAAGGAGAAAACAGCGCATGGAGAAAAGCGGATTTTTCAACTCATCGGATGGAGACAGAGTCTATGACGCGACGGATTTCGCGGCATATTTTGGAAACCTTGTGTCAAACGGCGTATTCTACGCATCGGCAACCAACCTACAGGCAACACCCGGAAACGGGCTGGCGGTGAGCGTGGCGGCAGGCAGCGCTTGGATTAACGGATACCGGTATGAAAATACAGACGACCTAAACCTCCCGCTCACCACGGCAAACGGAAGCAATCCCCGAATTGACCGGATTGTGGTTCGTTTAAGCCAGGTCAGCCGTAATATTCAGCTTGCCGTTGTTGACGGTACTCCCGCCGCGACGCCGTCAGCTCCGGCGCTGACAAGAACCAGCGATGTCTATGAACTTGGGATCGCCGACGTGTTAATACCGGCTGCCGCCACATCAATTGCCACAAACAACATTACCGACACCCGACTGAATACCAACCTGTGCGGGCTGGTCAATTCTCTTGTGACGGCAGTCTATGAATGAGGAGGTGAACAACGATGGCGGATATTTACGGCGTAACGCTGCAGGCAGGTTCAAGTCCAACCGTCTATTACACCATTACTTATTCTAAGAGCCGACCGAACAATAGCCAGATGACCTATAACTTCACTATATCCGCAGCGCTGGGTTCGTCAGGTTCTTACATCCACAGCGGCTACGCCCTGCTCTGTACCATGACTGTAAACGGCTCATCTGCACAAGTGCGCATTAAGGCGGCGGACGGCGACGACTGGGACGGAACCACGCCGAGGCTCAGATATGTTTCGGTAACCTGTGCTTCCACTACGGGAAACACTGCGCAGGGCGTGCGATTTCAAGTGGTGTCGGACGGGAGACTGCCACTGACATCCGGTGTGATCGACAACTCAAGCTACACGGTGTTAAGCTCAGCTCTTCTGACCACGGCCTGCGGAGCACCGACCTCCTGCTCGGTCAGTCCGATACTTGCGGAAGGAACCGCGACTCTTTCCTGGAGCGGAGCTTCTAGCGGCATAAACAATACAATTTCCAGTTATGAAATCCAGTACAGTGATTCCACTGACAATCTTACATGGGGAGCCTGGACTGCATTGACGACGGTGACTACCACAGCTACAAACGGCAGTGTATCAGTTGATCCTCCCTCGACACGCGGGAATTACCGCAGATTCCAGGTGCGGACACGCGGTACGGCAGGAGCAAGTTATTACTCCGGCTGGAAAGTATCCACGAACTCCGTCCGCAGGAATACAGCACCGAGTCCAGCGACGTCCGCCGTTGCTTCTCCCGCTGAATACAGCAATGAGACGATAACGCTGACTTGGAGCGGAGCCCCTGGCGGCACCAGTCCGGTAAAGGGCTACCAGATCGCCAGCCGCACATCATTGGACAACAGCACCTGGAGCGCGTGGAATGTGCTGGTTATTCTGAACCTGTCCGCCAGCGGCGGCAGCTACAACCCGGTTGTATCAAGCACACCCGGGACCTATACGCAGTTCGGTATCTGGACAATCGACACCTTTGATGTTTATTCCGTCGAGAAAATCAGTAACAGCATCTACTGCGACGTCACAGCTTGCGGAGCGCCGACCGTCTGCTCGGTAAGCGCGGCATTAGCTGAAGGAAACGTCACTCTCTCATGGAGCGGTGCAGCCAATGGCGCGGGCAACGCCATCACGTCCTATGAAATACAATACAGCGACTCTCCCGATAACAGCAGTTGGGGCGATTGGACGGCTCTGACCACGGTGAGCACCTCGGCGACAAATGGCATCTTGAGCGTCAGCCCTCCGGTCACGAGGGGCAATTACCGTCGATTTCGGATACGGACGCGCGGTGCCGCAGGTGAAAGTTTCTATTCCGACTGGACGGTGTCCAACAATACTGTTCGCAGAAATACACTGCCAACGCCGCCGCCATCTTTTACCGCCGCCCCCGCAATTTATGAAGGCGGCGTCGTAACGCTTGCGTGGAGCGGAGCAGCTCCCGGAACCAGCACCATCAAACAGTACGTCATCCAGCGTTCAACCTCCACGGATGGAACAAACTGGTCGGCATACGAAGCTCTTACAATAGTTGTTTCAAGCTCCACCTCGGAGACGTATACGGCGAACGCTTCCCAGATTGCCGGAACATATACCCGCTACCGTATCAGCGTAACCGATACCTTAGACGCGGTTTCCGCTTATGTAATCAGCGGGACAGTAAAGAAAAACAGTCCTCCGTCTGCTCCCGTAATCGTCTGCCCACCGTCCGGCGGTTCCAGCTACAATGCCACACCGCGTTTTATGATTACAACGGGCGTCGAACCGGACGGTCAGTCGCAGATGGTGGAAGTAAAAATCGATACGGGCGCTTGGATCAACAGTGTAGATAACCCTGAGCTATTTTCCACGAGCGGATACCTTGGAAACGGCGTTAAAACAGTCTATCAGGCGGAAACACTGGCGGTGGGAAGTCATTCCATTACCATCCGCTGCCTTGACAGCGATATCGAGTCGGCAAGTCCGGAGGTTGTCCGCACTTTTACAATACTGACGACGCCATTCGAGACAATTACCGCTAACGAAACCCACGTGAAGGCGGCTCATATTCAGACACTCCGAACCGCTGTAAACACGGTGCGAAGCTATTACGGCCTGTCTCCCGCAGCTTGGAGTGAGGACATTTCCGCTGGAAAGACCACGGTCAAAAACTGGCCGTTCCACATCACGGAACTTCGAAAAGCCATCGAGCCTATCATTACGGCGGTCAACGGTTTCGATTCCTCATCGTCTTTTGATATCCCACCCGTAACTTGGCTGCCCATCGGAGCGGGGCGTCCAAAAGCGGATGTGATGCAGCAGATTCAGAATTTGATTTTGACACTTTAACACAGTATGGATGATGCGCCTTTGCGGATGCGGGGCGCATTTTTCATATGCAAAACAAAAGGAGGACTTCCTATGAAAGAAGTATGGACCTGGATTCAAGTTTTAGTGGCAGCGGCCGGTGGATTCTTCGGTTGGTTTTTCGGGGGCTTTGACGGCTTTTTGTATGCGCTGCTTGTGTTCGTAGTTGTGGACTACATCACCGGTGTCATGTGCGCCATAGTGGACAAAAAGCTGTCCAGCGAGGTTGGATTCAAGGGCATTTGCAAAAAGGTACTGATTTTTGTAATGGTGGGCGTCTCGCACATTATGGACATCTATCTCATTGGCAACGGCGAGGTTCTGCGTACCGCCGTTATCTTTTTCTACTGCTCCAACGAGGGTGTATCCATGCTGGAAAACGCGGCGCACCTGGGGCTGCCCATTCCCGAAAAGCTCAAGGCGGCACTGGAGCAGCTTCACGGGCGGAGCGACGATTCGTCAAGGCCGGGTGACGGAGCATGATTGATTTAACAAAAGCTGCTACAGTGTTCATCGGTCGGCAAGGCGAGAACCATTTCCGCAATCTGGAGTTTGAGGTCTCCAGCCTGCTTGGTGACGAATATCCCCGCGAGACGTTGACCGCCATTTACAAACGGCCGGACGGCGTCGCTTATCCCGTAGTCACAAGCTATGCGGACGGCGTGCTGACCTGGTCGCCCGGTTCGACGGAAACTGAAATTGTCGGTGTGGGACAACTGGAAATCAGAGTTACCCATGAGGACGTTGTCGGGAAAAGCGTGCGGGTACTCACCATCGTGGAGGAGGCTCTTGCGGACGGGATAGCCGAACCGCCGGAGCCGCCCGCACAGGAATGGCTGAATCAGGTGCTGACAGCTCTCGCCGCTATTGATGTGAATGACACCTACGCGCTGCTCAATCTTACGTACAACCTATTAAATGATAACTATACTCTGCTCGGAACCACGCATGACCAGATGGAAAGCATGCGTGACACACTGTACACCCGCACCGGGATTATTCTCAATCATCTGCACCCCGTGGAGACAGCCTCAGCACCGGATATGGCAAGCCGCAGAGCTTCCATCACCTTTACCGGAATCTCGGCGGGCAGCAATATGGTTATGGACAGCGTAACTTATTTATTCGTTACGGTACTGGTCAGTCCGGCAGCAAATACTGTACAGGTGCTGATTCAGAGCAATCTCAGCGATACCGTCAAAAAGCTTGCCGAAGCCATACGGGGCATTCAGGATGCGGAAAACATCGCATATGGCAGCGGAACAAATCCGCATCCCACCTGTACGGGGTACTGGACAAAGCAGAGGTTTTCCATTGGGGACATTTCCATTGCTCCCGGAGAAAGCCTGTTCCTGCTGGAAAAAGCAGAGGACGTCAATACCGCCCTGACGCTGACCTCAACCGCCGCATCAACCATCAACGCTTTCATTCGGATGCCGCACCTGCGGTATGTTTTGTCGGGCAATGCTCTCGGCTCAGGCGGTACCAACAGCGTTAGAGGACCTTTGCATACCATTCTGCCCATCGGCAGCATTGTAATCGGCGGTCAGGACGATCCGCTTATCCCAGTGCCCTACGACTGCCACTTAGTCACCATTTGCCGCCAATCGGATACTACCGAAAAGGAGCTGGACTTCTATATATCAAACGATGAGCAGACATTTACCCGGATTTCGAGAAGTACGCCACTCGGAGCGGATAGTTCCACAGAGTCCCAGCACGCTCAAATCGCTATGCGACAAAGCAGAGTGCCTGCCGGCTTCGGGCTATATGCTCGCATTGGGAGCAACGGCACATCGGCGACCGCTTACTGCGATTTGAAGTTTACCTACCATCTGTACCCGGCCGCGCTTGCGGCTTACATTTAATTTAAACTGTGAGGTGCTTTTTATGAATCTGCATAAACTCATTCTGACGAACAATGCCTGCTACAAGGCAGGCAAAACCATTACGCCGAAGGGTATCATGGTGCATTCCACCGGGGCGAACAATCCCAATCTGAAACGCTATGTCGGCCCGGATGACGGACTGCTTGGCAAAAACCAGTACAACAATCACTGGAACCAGAATACGCCGGACGGCCGTCAGGTCTGCGTCCACGGTTTTATCGGTAAACTGGCTGACGGTTCCATCGCAACATACCAAACCTTACCGTGGAATATGCGCGGCTGGCACTGCGGCAGCGGTGCACAAGGCTCCGGTAATGATACACATATCGGCTTCGAAATCTGCGAGGACGATCTAACCGATGCCTCGTATTTTTCTGCCGTTTACAAGGAAGCTGTCGAGCTTTGCGTATATCTCTGCAAGCAGTATGGGCTGACGGAAAAGGACATTATCTGTCACTCGGAGGGTTATAAACTTGGCATCGCCAGTAATCACGGCGACGTCATGCACTGGTTCCCGAAACATGGCAAGTCGATGGATACCTTTCGTGCCGACGTAAAATCCGGTCTTGCCTCTGCCACTTCTGTCGAGCCGACCGCGCCTAAGAAGTATTACCGCGTCCAACTTGGCGCGTATTCTGTTAAGGCAAATGCCGATGCCATGCTCAGCAAGGTAAAGGCGGCAGGCTTCACCGATGCCTTCATTAAATACAGCGAATAACGCCCTGCTCTATATGCCCATCGAGGATTTGTTCTTCGGTGGGCTTTATTTTTTTGCGCTTTTTTCGTCCAAACGGCCTGAAATCTTCCAGTGAGTTGTGAGGACAGAGGTTCTCAGACTGGAGGAAAATACATGGCCAATATTACTGGCGCAATACCAGAAATCAATTATGAAAAGAAACCTATTCCGCAAGAGCAATTGCAGCGCGAAGTTGATTATATACGAGCACAGCGGATGCTCGATTCCATGCTTCAATCTGGACTTATTTCCTTGTCGGAATTCAACAAGATAACCTTATTAAATCGAAAATCTTTCTCTCCTGCGCTGGCACAGATTATGCCCGAAAAGCGTTGATATAACTGAGCTTTAGAGGTAATATGTCACACTGACCAAGGAGGTGAGAATTTGAAAAAGGTTACGAAAATAGGTCAAAACACAGCTGATGTAACTGAGAAGTCCAAGCTACGAGTTGCGGCTTACTGCCGCGTGTCTACAGACAGCGATAAACAACTCGAAAGTCTAGACACCCAAATAAAGCATTATGAAACCTACATCAAAGCAAATCCTGAATGGGTGTTCGCCGGTCTTTACTACGACGAGGGTATCACCGGTACAAAAAAAGAAAAGCGGCCAGAGCTACTTCGCATGATTGCCGATTGCGAGAACAAGAAAATCGACTTCATCGTTACAAAATCGATAAGTCGTTTTGCACGAAACACAACAGACTGCTTGGAACTAGTCAGGAAGCTACTTGACCTCGGTGTTTTTATTTACTTCGAGAAAGAAAATATCAACACTGGGTCAATGGAAAGCGAACTCATGCTGTCAATCCTGAGTGGACTGGCTGAGAGTGAGTCGGTATCCATTGCGGAAAACAGCAAATGGTCAGTTAAGCGCAGGTTTCAAAATGGGACCTTCAAGATTTCCTATCCACCATATGGCTACGATACAGCTGATGGAAAACTGGTTATAAACGAACCACAGGCGGAAATAGTGCGTTTTATCTTCTCTGAAATTTTATCCGGAAAAGGTACCGGAAAAATTGCTGATGAGCTAAATCACCGCGACGTTCCATCCAAGAAAGGTGGCCGTTGGACGGCGACAACAATTCGTGGAATAGTCGGTAATGAAAAATACACAGGCGATGCTATTTTTCAAAAGACCTACACCGATATGCACTTCAATCGCCACTACAATTACGGTGAAAAAGACCAGTATCTCATTAAAAATCATCATGATGCAATTATCAGCCATGAAGAGTTTAATGCCGCACAAGATATCATTGAACAACGAGGCAAAGAAAAAGGCGTGGAAAAGTATCAGGGTAAGTATCAGAATCGATATCCGTTTTCAGGCATAATCATTTGCGAGAATTGCGGCGGAAAATTCAAGCGCCGTATTCACTCTACCGGCAAACATAATATCGCATGGTGCTGTGGCAATCATATTACGGACACCAAGAAGTGCTCAATGAAGTACATTCCCGAATCCAGTTTTGAGCATGCATTTGTTACTATGATGAATAAGCTCATCTTCGGCCATCAAATTGTCTTGAAGCCTCTACTGATGGGCCTTCGCAGTATCAGCTCCGAAGACAACATATCAAAATTGAAAGACCTTGATAAAAAACTCGAAGAAAACGCAGAACAACGGAAGGTACTGGTAGGTCTTATGACAAAAGGCTACCTGGAGCCTGCCGTTTATAACAAGGGGAATAATGAACTTCTGCAGGAAGCCGAGCGCATACAGCGTCAGAAAGAATCCATATCTCGCCTCATAAACAGCGATAATATAAATCTTCATGAAGTCAGCGAGCTTCTGCAATATGCAACAAAATCGGAAATGATGAATGGATTTGACGGTGAACTTTTCACCCGCTTTGTGGATCGGATTCATGTATACTCCCGATCGGAAATCGGGTTCGAATTAAAATGTGGCATAACTCTGAAAGAAAGGTTGGTGAGATGAATGAGCCACACTCCTTATGGCTACCGGATTATAAACGGAAAAGCCGTGGTTGATGAACAAGCCGCCAAGCAGATAAAAACTCTGTTTCAATCTTATTTGTCCGGTGATTCCTTGACAACAGCCGCTAAGAAAGCTGACATTAAGGCATTCCATGCGGGGATCAGTAGAATGCTTCAGAATAAGCGTTATCTCGGTGATGAGTATTATCCGGCTATCATCGACCCGGACATATTCGCCGCTGCCGAAGCAGAGCGTATCAGACGGGCAGAAAAACTCGGTAGAATTCGAGAGCCAAAAGCAAAAAAAGAGATCGCCTATCCCACTTCCTTCCGCATCAGCGAAGGGAAAGAGCATTTTGACGACCCATTCCAGCAGGCAGAATACGCGTATAGCATGATAGAAATGGAGGTGAAAGAATATGGAGGTCAGTAAGAACGTAACCGTAATTCCGGCAAGGAAACACGCCCGAAAAAGTAGCGATGAAGAAAAGCCTAAGCTGCGCGTTGCCGCTTATTGCCGTGTTTCTACAGACAGTGACGAGCAGGCGACCAGCTATGAGGCCCAGATTGAACACTACACGGCCTACATAAACGGCCACCCGGATTGGGAACTTGCAGGAATCTATGCGGATGACGGTATCTCAGGCACCAATACAAAAAAGCGCGATGAATTCAACCGAATGATTGACGAGTGCATGGCGGAACATATAGACATGGTCATTACCAAGTCTATCAGCCGGTTCGCCCGAAACACGCTGGACTGCCTGAAATACATCCGTCAGCTGAAGGATAAGAATATTCCGGTATTCTTTGAAAAAGAAAACATCAACTCAATGGATTCCAAGGGTGAGGTCATGCTCACGATAATGGCCTCCCTCGCGCAGCAGGAGAGCCAATCCTTGAGTCAGAACGTGAAACTGGGCCTGCAATACCGCTACCAGCAGGGTGAGATTCAAGTCAATTGTAAATGGTTTCTTGGCTATGCCAAGGATGAAAACAAGAAGCTGATCATTGTTCCAGAGGAAGCTGAAATTGTAAAACGCATCTACAGGGAATACCTCGAGGGTGCCAGTATGCTGAAAATTGCTCGCGGTTTGGAAGCAGACGGTATTCTAAATGGTGCTGGCAGGGAAAAATGGCACACCAGCAACATTAACCAGATTTTGCGAAATGAAAAATATATAGGCGACGCCCTCTTGCAAAAAACATATACAACCGATTTCCTTACGAAAACGAGGGTAAAGAACCATGGAATCGTTCCTCAGTATTATGTAGAAAACAGCCATGAGGCCATCATCCCGCGTGAAATTTTCATGCAGGTACAAGAGGAACTTATCCGTCGTCGCATCGTCCACACCAGCCCAAATGGGAAGAACAGGACCTTTAGCAGCAACCACTGTTTCGCTCAGATGATTATCTGCGGTAACTGCGGTGAGGTGTTCCGCCGGGTCCACTGGAACAACAGGGGCAAAAAGTCTGTGGTCTGGCGGTGCGTCAGCCGTTTGGAAAATACCGGGCTGTTTTGCGATGCCCGCACTGTGGCGGAAAGCCAAATCGAGCAGGTGCTGGTTACCGCAATCAATCAGACGCTGTGCGACAAGGACGCCTTCCTTGCCACCCTGCAGGAGAATATCGAAACGGTCATAGCCCATGAGAACGACCAGACTCTTTCAGGTATCGACACGCAGCTTCAGGAGCTTCAGGCAGAGCTTCTGAAATTGGCCAGTTCCAAGGCTGACTATGAAGATGTAGCCGACGAGATTTACCGCCTACGTGAGGAAAAACAGAAAGTGCAACTCCAAAACGTCGGGCGCGATGAACTGAAAAAACGCATCGCCGATATGGGCGCTTTTCTACGCGAACAGCCCACCGCCATCGCCGAATACGATGAACCGCTTGTCCGACGGCTGATTGAAAAAGTTACTGTCTACGAGGACAAATTCGCCGTCGAATTCAAGTCCGGTGTGACTATGGATGTAAATGAATAA